GGCATCCCGTCCGCGTCTTTCGGGAAGTGGCTATACCCGACCCCGGGCTCTTTGACTTTCAGCCACGCCGTCACGTCGTTTTTGATGCCGTCAACCCCGACGTTAAACAGTCCCGCTTCTATTTTGTTCTTTGACGGCCTGGCCAGCGGCACCTTGTCCCCACCCCAGCCCTTGACGGGATACACCCCGCGCGATTGCCTTGCGCGACAGTATGCGTATACCACCGGCGACATGTAGCCGGTATCCACCGCGGCCCGACTTATCCGTATCCGCTTCCCGTTGCCGTATGTCCAGGTCCTGGAAAGCAGTGAGTCTATGTAATCCCATACCTCCCCCCCCCGAGGGTCGCCGAATTTTTCCGCGTACTCGATTCCCCACGATTCGAAACCCAACCCCCAGCCGACAACCTCGACGGCCACACGGTTGGCCTGTATGTCAACGCCCATCGTCAAAACGCAGACGCCGTCCGGCAATTCGGCCCTGTATACTTCCCTGCGTTTATCAAGCTCGTTTTCGTCGACGGCGTCGCCGCGCACTTCCCATGTTTCCGCGAGCTTCGTGTTTGTGAATGTTTTCAGCAATTCATAGTCGCCGTGCTTTGCGGGCTTGTTAGCTTCCACCCACTTGGCTACCAACTCCGTCCATGACAGTGTCTGCGAATCCAGCGCCGACACCTGGAAGCCCCGCGTTTCGTGTCCCGGGTTTTCCGCGACCCACTTCCCCCCGCCCGCGTCCCATTCGCGGCGGGTGTGCGTCGCCTCGCAATACGGGCAACTCATCTGCGGCGAGCCGAACGTCTTATAGTCAAGCCGCTTCCACGAATACTGCGACCATTCGCCGCATGACGGGCAGCTATGCGACCATCGTTCCTTGGAGGAATCGTTGTACGCCTTTTCTATGCGGCTCCGTCCCTTGATCGTCGGCGTGCTTGTCAGCACGATTTTGCGGTTCTGGAACGCGTCCGTCCGCGCGATGGCAAGCTCCACAGGATCGCCCTGCCCGTCCAGGTCCGCCGGGGCCTCGTCGACCTCGTCGAACAGCAGAACGCGGATCGGCCTGGACTTCAGCGACGGAGCGGAGTTCGCCCCGCTCATGACGATGTACCCGCCGGGATAGGATTTCTCGCGGATCGTGTTGTTGGATGACCGCGATTTTTCCGGCGATATTTTGTCGTGCAGGCACACGGTGTCGCGGATCATCGGGGTAAGCCGCTTGCCCGAAAACGTCTCGGCCATGTCGACGGTTGGCTGCACCACCATGAGCGGGCATGGATCGAGGTGGACGTGGTAGCCTATCGTGTTCAGCAGGACCGACGTCTTTCCCATCTGCGTTGCCGAGATGAAAACCACGCGCCGCACGGAGGAGTCGCTGACAGCGTCCATCACGCCCTGGCAGTAAGGGGCGCGGTCGTTCCGCCACGGGCCGGGGGCGGCGGCCTCCTCGGAACTGACTATGCGGAAACGCACCGCCCATTCCGCTATGGTCAGCTTGGGCGGCGGGCGCAGCGTCTCCAACAGGCGGCGGAAAAGCGAAATCGTTTTCTCAAGCTCATCCAGCTTCGTCGGTTCCGGCATCCACTTCCCCATTGTCCTCGGCTTCAAGCGCCGCTACGAACTCCGCATGGCCCGCCGCCTTGAACGCCGCCATGTCGAAATTGACCAACTCCGTCAGCGCCTCCGTCAGCCGCCCCTCGATTATCGCCGCTATTTCGTTCACGTCCTCGCGCTCCCGCAGCAGCGGCGCTATTCCCATCGGCATCGACAGCAGCCCCGTCCGCAGGCGGGTGAAAACCGCGCCAATAACTTTCTCGATAATCGCGACGTCGAACAGATCGCCCCTGGCCCGCTGCACCCTTAGCTCCGCGAATTCGCGTTTGACTGATTCGTGCCGCAGCTTTTCCGCCTCCATGCTTTCGGACGGGCCGGAGCGTTTGTCGGCTTTTTCCCGGTAGTACATCAACAGATTGCGAACCGTGGGCAGGAAATCATACATGCGCCCGTATTCGCCCGGGGCCTTTTCGCTCTTTATGATTCCCTCTTGCGTCAGTTGCTGGACACGCCGCACGGTAACTCCCGCAAGCTGCGCTATCTGCTCAACCCGTACTAACTGGTTCCCGTCCTTCACTCTCCATCTCCTTGAATGCGACCCCGCCGCACATCGCCTCGCGCCCCGTGTGTTCTTGCCATCGCCGAATTATAATATCGACGTAATGCGGTTCGATCTCCATGGCGCGGCACTTGCGCCCCGTATCCTCCGACGCGATAACGCTGGAGCCCGAGCCGCAAAACAGGTCCAGGACTACGTCGCCAGGCTCGCTGGAATTAAGGATCGCGTTTTCCACCATGGCAATAGGCTTCATCGTCGGATGCAGCGAATTGGCACGGGGACTGTTGTAAAACCAGCACGACGTTTTTTGCTTCCCCCCGCCGATTCTCTTGTGCGTCTTGTTCCATGCAAACAAAATCGGCTCGTGCTGATAGTCGTAATCCAGACGGCCCATTGAAAACGACGGATGATTCTTTACCCACACCAGCGAATGCCTGACCGCCAGCCCGGCGTCCCGCATCACCTCCAAAATCATTATCCCCAAATCGCCGCTAAGTGGGAACGCCACGTATACCGAGCAACTGTCGGCGGCCGCAGCCTTGACGTTTTTGAACGCCGCCGACAGAAGCCCCCGCAGCGACTCGCAATCCAAGGTGTCCCCCTCTATGTCCGTTGTAATCCTGCTGCCTTTCTGACAGAGTCCCTCGTTCAGCATTTTATTCTTGCTCCCAATCGCCACTCCATACGGCGGATCGGTGAAAACCATATCGACTTTCGCGCCCTCCAGCAGCGTCGCCACGTCCCTTGCGTTAGTCGCGTCGCCGCACATGAGCCTATGCTCCCCCAGAATCCACAACTGCCCAGGCTTCGACACCTGCGGCGACTCCGCTGCCGCTTCATCGGCCGTAGATTCGGCGTTTTCTGTGGCCTGCGCCTCTGCGTCGCCCTCGAATACGACATCGCCGTCGCTGAATTCAGCCGGCGGCACTGCCGCATCCAGCGACAGCAACTGTTCCAACTCGCTCGCCCTAAACCCTATCCCCGATATGTCGAAATCCATCTCCCGCAGACCGCTCAATTCCAGCGCCAGCAGCGACTCGTCCCATTCCGCTATCTCCCCAACCTTATTGTCGGCTAGGCGGAATGCCTTCGCCTGATCGTCAGTCAAGTCGTCCTCAATCACGCACGGAACGGTCGCCAGTCCCAGCTTCTGCGCCGCCTTTAGCCGCGTATGCCCGGTTACTATGACCCCGTTAGCGTCTATCACGATCGGCACCCTGAACCCGAACCTACGGATGCTCTCTGCTACGGCCTTCACCGCACCATCGTTCCGCCGGGGATTGCCCCCGTAGGGCGCCAGATCGCCGACCGCCCGCTCCTCTACCCGCATATATTACCGCCTGCCATTGGATTTGTGTAGACCCCGCGCCGGGGATTGCCCCCGTAGGGCGCCAGATCGCCGACCGCCCCGAAATCTTGTCGGCCCCGTGGCCCGCCGCACCATAACACAATTCCGCCGCGTGCGGACGGCAAATCAATGCGGCCCCACCGCGCCCAATTTTCGCTATGCCTCACGGGCTCCAAGCCGCACGAGGATGCCCGCCACGCCGCCGGGGCTTGAGCGGTCGCCCACCACCCGGACCGCCCCCCCATGCGCCCCACCAGCGCAATCCTCGTGCGTTCTGAAGCGAAATCGGCTGGAAATGCGGGCACAGCTAGAGCTAGCGCGGGCTCATGGGCCCGCAGGCCGGCTTTTTCGCCGGAAGTACCTAAAAAAATTTTCGAGGGAGGCCGACAATGGGCAGAAATCAGGGATTCGCAAATCAGGGCGAAAACGGCAAAAAGACGCTCCGTAGGGCGTTCTCGCACGTTCTGGGGCATTTTGGCGATGGTCAGTGGTTTTAGGCGGGCTTGAAACGCGGGGTCAGGCGTCACCGGCGAATAACTGGGTGGAAACGTGTTATCTTTGAGGAATGAAAGACGCATTGGCATGGGGGACGGGACGCTCCCCTGCCCTATCAAGGGGGAACGGGATGGAAGTGGGAAATAACCACGCTAACCACGCACTAACCAAATCCGGGCAGCAATTGGTTATTTTTTCTGCGTTGCAAAATAACGAAACGCAAATATGCAACGGTGAAAATGGCTGTATAAGATATATATATATAGTAAGACATAGATATATATATAAATACAGATATAACCAAATAACCAAATAACCATGATTTCCCGTTATACACATATATCTACCATGCATAATCGGTATTCTGTCTACTATTATACGCCGGAAAGGCTGGCCGAGCCGCTGAATCCGTGTTCAGCCGGATCTTCCCTATGACCCCTGTCAGACTGGAAGCCGGTGCGGACGATGCCGGGCGTA